CTGAAATCATACATGGTACAAATCTAAAAGGTGCATCACTTGCGTTAGTATATGCTCCTGCATCTTGAATTCTTTTAACGTAATAAACGCTTAAAAAATTTGATGCAGCAGTTGCATTAGGCATAGGATAAATAGTAATAGTAACTTTATCTATAAATCTTTGTACCCAAAATTGTGAAGGTGTTCCAAGTGAAGCTTTGTTTGCTGTTGCAGCATAAGCATCTCTTGCAACTTTTGTTAAACCGGTGTCTGATTGATTTGTAGTATTATAATTTTGTCTGTACGAAACATTTAAAATATCTGTAATACCATAAATATTAGCTGTAGGAACTGTTGTAGCTTGAGGTGGTTCTCCTCCTCCAGGTACATCTGAAGAATTTCTATAAAAAGTATAAATACCAGATCCTTCAGCAGTAGCATCTACATTTGTAGATGAACCTACAACTAAATTAATATTAGTATTTCCTACTTCCCAAAAATGTATTCCTCTATTTCCCCATTCTTGAAAAAGAATATTTAAAGATCGTCTTGCAGTTTTAATTTGATGA